ACATGGAAATGGATGATGAAGACATGGAAATGGATGATGAAGACATGGAAATGGATGATGAAGACATGGAAATGGATGATGAAGACATGGAAATGGATGATGAAGACATGGAAATGGATGATGAAGGAGAAACTATCGATATGAGAGGAGCTTCTGACGCTGAAGTCTTAAAAGTTTTCAAAGCAATGGGAGATGATGATGGAATCGTTATAAAAAAAGAAGGTGAAATGTTACACCTTGAAGACGGTGATAACGAATATATGATACGACTAAGAGAATCAGAAAGAAAAATGAATGAAGTAATATATGAAATAGAAATGGATGGGGACACTTCAAGCAAGTTTGGTAAGAACATATATGACGAATCCGATTATAAATTGGGCGAAGATATAGATAGCGAGCCTGAACATGAATATAATGAAGGTTGGTCTTGGGCTGGTGCCGCAAAAGGTGCTATGATGGGCGGAATTGGTCTTGAAGAAGAAGATGGTTACGGAAGTGAAGAAAAAGTTTATGAATTCGAAGGAGATGACTTAGAAAATGCAATCGCTGAAGCCGTTGAAAAAACCAAAAAATCAATCAAAAATAAAGGTGTCGGTATTGGTCGTGGTCCTAAATTTGCATATGGTAAAAAACCTAACATGAGCGGAGGGTTTAATGAAAAAAGAAAAGAAGCTTTTGGAAAAGGAACTAAAGCCATGGGAACAGGTAAAGCAAAATTTGAATATAAGGACGAAACGAATGGTGATTTCAAGAATGTTAGAAAAATGGAAACTAAAGAAGCCGTACGAACTAATAGTTACACCAGAGCCAATAAAGTTGGAAACAGAAAAGGTTCTGATCAAAATGTTAACAGAAAAGAAATCAGAGTAAGACCGCACACAAGAATAAATGAAGAAGTTGAAATGTTAAAAGAAAAAAATAACGAGTATAAAAAAGCTTTAGACGTTTTCAGAACCAAAATCAATGAAGTTGCGGTTTTTAATTCAAATTTAGCTTATGCAACTCGTTTGTTCACTGAACACTCAACAACTAAACAAGAAAAAATAAATATTCTAAGAAGATTTGATAATGTTGAATCTTTGAAAGAATCTAAAAATCTTTACCGAACTATTAAAAATGAATTGTCATCTTCAGTAAGTTCAGGTTCAGAACAAAAATTAACCGAATCAATTGAAAGAACTGTAAATAAATCTGTTGAAACAGGTTCAGCAGTAAACTTAATTGAGTCAAAAACGTATGAGAATCCTCAATTTTTAAGAATGAAGGATTTGATGTTAAAAATAAAATAAAAAATAAACTAAAAAATAAAATAAAAAAAATGGGAGCTTTATTAGAATCAGGTCTTGTTGGTAACATCGGGTTAAAACACCTTAAAGTTATCAAAGAAGACACAATTAACAAATGGGACAAATTAGGTTTTTTAGATGGCCTAAGAGGTCACCTAAAAGAAAACGTAGCACAATTATACGAAAATCAAGCATCTTTTTTAATCAACGAAGCAACTTCTGACGGAACTTCAAATGGAGCATTCGAAACAGTTGTTTTCCCGATTGTAAGACGTGTATTTTCTAAATTGTTAGCTAACGACATCGTATCAGTACAAGCAATGAATTTACCTATTGGTAAATTGTTCTACTTTGTACCACGTATTCAAGGATATCAAAATCTTAGTTCTACGTATGCAAACCTTTATCCAAATTCCTCACCATCTAACGCAACAGCGGGTGGTGATCATTACGCACCAATCGGTTCACCAGAAGCGGTTAATGCCAATTTGAACAATCCTAGCCAAGGATATCCTACCAATGATTACTACTACAAAAAAAATCTTTACGATTTATTTTACGAAGGCAACGAAGCGTCATTAGATCCTCCTGGATTATTTGACTACTCTAAAGGTAAGTGGACTGCGGTCACTGCAACTACGTTAGTTCAAGCATGGGCCGGTTCTGAGTTAGTAAACGCTAACATTGGTGCTGGTGAAATTATTCCAGCAGGTAACTATAGAAAAGTTATCGTTAAACTTTGTGGTTTCATGAATTCAGGAGCTGGAAAACTTATCGGTCCTGATGGTAACGAAATGGACACTGAGTCATTCCTTTCTGACCTTAGAATTTACGCGGCTAATGGTTTCTCAGCAGCAACAACACCTTGTAGTGTAACAACAACTACTTATAATGGATCCACAGTTTACGCTCCTCTATTATTTAGAGTTGTAACTCAAATCTATGGTAAAGGTATTGTAAAATATGGTAGCAACGCAGCAACTGTGTTCACAAATGCGTCAGGTTATCCAAACAGTCCATCTAACGGTGGTAATGGTGGTAACTATAATGACATTTGTGATGAAAATGGTTGTATTTGGTTAGAGGTTGATTTATCTTGTCCTGTATGTGCTGATTGTGATGCGACTTCGTTAGACGGATATACAGGGACAACAATCTCATCAGGATCATCAGCATCTTCATTTACCGCATGGTATAGAAGATATGCCAATTTGGAATTTGAAGATCAAATTGGTGAGGTTTCTTTTGACCTTGAGTCAGTAACTGTATCTGTTACAGAAAGAAAACTAAGAGCACAGTGGTCACCTGAGTTAGCACAAGACGTTGCTGCATTCCACAACATTGATGCTGAGGCCGAATTGACGGCTTTGTTATCAGAGCAAGTTGCAGCTGAAATTGACCGTGAAATCTTACGTGACTTGAGAAAAGGAGCGGCATGGCAGTTACGTTGGGACTACAACGGATGGAGAAGAATCAACAACCAAGTTTCTTATACTCAGAAAGATTGGAACCAAACTATGATTACTGCAATCAACCAATTGTCAGCACAAATCCACAAATCTACTTTGAGAGGTGGAGCTAACTGGATTGTTGTATCATCTGAGGTTTCTGCTATCTTTGACGATTTAGAATACTTCCACGTATCTAACGCGGCTCCTGAGCAAGACCAATACAACATGGGTATTGAAAGAGTAGGTACACTTTCAGGACGTTACCAAGTTTATCGTGATCCTTACTTCCCACCAAACCAAGTTTTGATCGGACACAAAGGAACTTCATTATTAGACACAGGTTACATTTACGCACCGTATGTTCCTCTACAATTAACACCTACAATGTATAACCCATTCAACTTTACGCCAATCAAAGGTATTATGACCAGATACGCGAAGAAGATGGTGAACAACAGATTCTACGGGAGAATTACCGTGGATGGTGTTAGAACATTCGATTTGAGAGAATTGAGATAATCAATTAAAGTTTTATAAGAAAAAAGGTCAGAGAAATCTGACCTTTTTTTATTTATAATAATAGGTTCTACGTTATATTTATATTATATGAAAAAAATAATTATTGATAAGGATTTAGAATGTGAAATTATAAGACTTTATAATGAAGAATATTTGGGTAGTCCTTCTATATCTGAAAAATTAGATATAAAAAAACATATAGTGTTAAGAATTTTAAAAGAAAATAATGTTAAGATTGGGTCATCTGGAAGAAAATATAAAGGGGGTAAAAGTGCATCTGATAAAAGAAACTACCAAAAACACAAAGAAAAGAAATTAATTTATTACAAAAAATGGTCTGAAAAAAATAGAGAACATCTTAATGAGTATCATCAAAAATGGAGAAAAAAAAATATTGAAAGACATAGGGAAAATAAAAGAAATTACGAAAGAAATCGTAAATCAAGAGACCCCCTCTATAAATTAATAAACAATTTCAGAACTGCTATTTATCAAGTTCTTAAAGAAAACGACATAAATAAAAACGGACATTATTTTGACATTCTAAAATATACTCCCGAGCAACTTATATCTCATTTGGAAGATAGATTCAGTGAAAATATGTCGTGGGATAACTACGGTGAATGGCACGTTGACCACGTTAAACCCATTTCATCGTTTATGATTTTAGAAATAGGCGATGAAGCGTTTATGAATTGTTGGTCATTAGGTAATTTACAACCTATGTGGGGTGTTGACAATATTAAAAAATCAAATAAATTATTGTCTTAACATAGTTCTAATTGCTTTAGAAATAACTTCTGTTTCACCAATTGTATAAACCCCTTTCCTGTAGGCCAATTTAACAGATTCAATTATATAATAATTTGCTAAATCCTTATCCATAGACACTAAAATTGCCTCTAAATGTTCCTCACTCAAAAGTTCTATTGACCCAAAAAGGTTACCATAAATTTCTTTTTCTTCATTCATATTTATAATTATAAGATATTTATAAATGTTATTCAATGAAAAATCTAAATAAAATTATATCTAAGGTAATTAGAGAGGCGACGAGTGACGCTACGGGAAGTCGGGGAAGTTATATACCTCCCGTGCAACCAGGTCTTAGACCATGGAAAAAATCGAGTTTGGGACCATTTGACAAGTCTGTATCTAATTTCAAAAGCCCACTTGTCCAATATGATAGTTATGACCACAAGTTTGACCTAAAAAAAGATCAAATTATAGAGTTGGAAAAAGTCGCTTCAAAAATACAGAATTACATCAAATCCCACCCTTACTCAACCTTTTCAGATCAAGATGGAAACCCTGTGAATCAATTTATGTATGATGGTAAAAGTCCTGATCATAATAGGAAATTGGCGCCATTTATAGAAAAGGTCCCTTTTAATGAGTGGGTGGAAGTTTCAGACAAAGGTTTAATAAACGAAGATTTGGCCGTATGGTTTGGTAAAAAGAAGAAACCCAAAGGATCTTCTCAACCAAGTGGTCCTTGGGTAGATATTTGTCGTAAAGTCGACGGTAAGCATCCTCCCTGTGGACGAAGTGATACTTCTAAGGGTTCTTATCCTAAGTGTAGAGCTGCGGGAGTTGCTGGTAAAATGTCTGACTCACAAAAAAGGAGTGCTTGTGCTCAAAAAAGAAGAGCCGAAAAAAAAGATCCACAACAAGGTAAAGGACAAAAACCTGTGATGACTTCTTATAAACCAAAAAAGAATATAAAAGAAGATACCACGGTACTGTCAATTATTCAAAAACTTAAATCTTCTTAGATTAGAATTAATTTTTTTTTTAAAATATAATCCAAAGAATTTTTTATATTGTTTTTACTTCGATTTCACTTTTGTTTCTTCTTTTTTCATTTATTTGTAGTTTATGTTTGTTCTACAAATATCGAAATGAATATAAAATAAAACTAATTAGGATTAGTTCATTAACAAAACGCTCCTGAACACCTTCTTTTTCCGTCAAGTCCTTTAATTTTCCCTTTACAGACTTGGACAGCGTGACCATTTGAATATGCGCTTGGATATACGTCGTATTTTGCTTTGGCAGATGCAATACCTCTAGCACATAATTTTGTTCCAGTTTTTTTCCTACCTTCCATCATCATATCGTCATACATATTGTCTTCATGGTGTTCTGAATTGGTCTGATTCATCAAAAAATCAAAAACTTGATCCATGTTGTTTTTTGCTTCACTGACGTGATCTTGAGCCCAATCATGACCGTTTTCTAAAATTTCGTCAATCATGTTTTGATCCAAATCTAATAATAGATCACATTGTCTTCTCATTTGTTCCAAATTGGAAAAAAACATATATCTCGAGGAATGTTGTTCGTCGTGTGTTTCTAATAAAACTTTTCTAATAATATAATTTAAATTTTTCATAATCTTCACATGTATAATCCGTTTTGTCCTCCTAATTGAACTGCATCTAACTGTGTAATTGGATTTCCATATAACCCTGTCCATTCTGGGTGTGGTAATGTTACTTCATTTACGGTTGTTCCTGTTCCACATGGACAACAGATAACACAACCTTTGTATTCTGTTCCTGCGGAAAATGGAATACTAGAATTACAAGAAATACAAGAATCAAATAAAGTTCCTAAAGTATATTCAGGTCCCGATGGAGCACCCCCAACAAAAGTGGCACAATATATTGCACCTGTAGAACCATCTATTACGGAATACGTGTCACCTGTAACTAAAGTTGCATCATTATCGTCGACTTGAACAAAAACTCCCGATTGATCACATAACTCAAAATTTTGAAATGGCATAATATTTTTTTTTATAAATATCTAATTATTCTGTTTTCTCGTTTACGATTTGAAAATTAATTTGTTGTTTATAAACATTTACTTGACCTGAGGTCGTTACCTTGATATCAACAAAATACATATTTGGTATTTTATCTCTTGTATCAAAAATGAAATAATACTCATTTGGTGTTCTATTCAATGAAGTCCAATCTTGAACAATAACTTCAGTTTGACCTTCTCTAACATACACTCTATATTGACCATCTACGTTGGGAAGTTGTTTATTTGTTGTATAGGCCTGTTTTATTATAACCCCAACTTTTCTAACATCTGTATTTAAGATTTTTTCATTTTGTTTTAATCCGTAATAACTAAATCCATATTGAGAAGGATCATTTGTTGACGTTCCAATTTGGATTGATTTTTTCAACGGATATACAGTAAATTCATTAATTTGATTGGGTAATGAAAATCCATTAAGTTTTATATATGACCATGTGTCCGTAAATAAACAAGGTGTTTTGTAACCAATTAGCGGCGGAATTTCAACTTCATAAACTCCTTTTGTTTTCAAACAGGAAATTAAGTTTATTAAACCAGGTATTGCAGTTCCCGATGAATCGGAAATGGTTACTAATGGTGTTTGATCTAAATTTTTGAAATCCCCATCTTCGTAAATGTATAGGTATAATTTATTGGCAGTTCCCAATGTGAAGTTATTTCTATCATCTTCAATTAAATCATCATAAGTTGTTTGTAAATAGGGTTCATAAAAAGTTTGGGTATGTCTTGTAAAAAAACCTACAGAATAAATTCCACTTGTCCCTACAAGATTTTCAACATCTGGAAGATATGCGATTCCCCAACCTGTAGGATTTATGTAGTCTCCGTTTAATAAATCATTGATTTCTTGTGTCATATCAAATTCGATGTCTTCATTACCGAATTCAAAATGTTGTATATCTACAATTGTCAACGAAGAAAAGGGTATAGGTCCAATATTCATGTTGTCATAAACTCCAGATTGTTCCCAATTTTCTATTGTTGTTGTTTGATACCAATTCGATGGTCTGTTGGAATAATATTTGTTTGGTATCATTTGATTTGGTACATCATAAAAATCATAACCAACACCTTCATCCCAATATTGTGGTCTTGTTTGATCAAAATCTTTCGGTGGTATTCTAAAAAGGATCAAATCAAAAGAAGTCGCTCTCAAACTCCCATCAGGCATAGACGTATTCAAAAGTTCATTATCGAATGATGAAGTATTTGTCATTTTTAAAATGTGTCTCATGTTGTTTGTACAACCTGTGGAGATTACACCTGTGAATAACTTTTCTCTCAATAGCTCCAAATCTAAATCAAAAATAAACCTTGAATACCCTATTGGATTTACTAAACCACCATCCCCATAATAAAGTTGCGTAACAGGGTTCCTACCTGTATTTACATAACTGTTGAATACTATTGTATTATTTCTACTAAAATAAGAGTTATTAATTGACATTTATCTTTTTATAATAAATATCAATTAAGTCGTATTCTTTGATTTAATATTGTGTTACTAGAATTTTGCAAAATATTTCTTATTTCTTCTATCTTTGTTCCATCGACAGCAACTGGTATTGGCGCTTTATTTATGTTATGAACATGTGACTCTAAAAAATCAACAATAAGAGTTAATAATTTCATAAGTTCATTTCCTCTTACCATAGGATCTGTGTTTTTACTTATAATTTCGTTGAAGAAAGGTTGTGGAATACCATATAAAGTTTTTTTCGGTTCTAAAACAATTTTTCTTTTGGAAGGGATATCTGTTTTATGGGAAAGAAGATATAGTGTGTCTGCGACCATTGTTCCGAAGGATATTGGATTTGATGTGTAAACATTTTGATCAAGTGTATTTGTTTGAACTGTAAGTTGTTGGCCCACAATATTTTTTGTCCAAACTAAAACACTTCCATATTCTTTATTTGATGGTAGCAATTTTATTTGTGTAAAAAAATTATTCACCATGTTAAAGTCAGTTGATCCTGTCGAACTAAGCTTATCAACGTTATTTTTTGAAGGTCTAAAATAAAAGGGAAATTGTCTTGAAATCTGTAAACTACTATCGAAAGGATATTGTTCATAATTTTGAACATTGATTTTTCCATTATTTACCCCCGAAATAAATTGATTGATAATTTTTACACCTTCCTCTAAAGTTTGACCAGTAAAAAACAATTCATACTCTGGCCCCGCTTTAGAATCATCTAAAGGTGTGTTCATGTGAATATCAATTGTTGTTACCTTTGATTTAGGTAGTAAAGAATATAATTTAATATTACCATCATAATATGTCACACCTGTTACTGAATTATTTTGTGTTAGACCTGTAATACTGTTTTCATTTGTAATTTCCCACTCGATTAATTTTTTGACCGCCAAAGCTTTATTAATTAATTCAGTAACTTTTTTGGGAGGTCTTTCACCTCTTTCGAGTTCGAAGTTTGAAAGTTGGACAAATGCTCGATTAAGTCTAGGTGTTGGTAAATTAAATCCTGCAGTTTGTGTTGGTATATTTTTTCCTGCTCTAATTAACACTTCTTCTTGTTTAACAATAACATCAGAGGTCCCTCTTCCAAGTAAAGCATTATCTCCTGGTTCAGGATAAATCCCTTTTGCTTCAGCTTTGATTTCAAAACTTAACGGGTCTTTGATGTTATTTGCTTTTTTTAAAAAAACTCCACTAGCTAACATTGATTCTGAATTATGCCAAGATTCAAAAAAGTTATTTTGGGGTCTAGTAATAGGTCCTTGAATATAAAATTTAGAATTGTCAACAACCATTTCTGTGTTGTGATAAAAAATGTGAATATACTCATCAATTTTTGGAATTTGACTTATATAATAAGGTAGTAAAGGAAGAAAAATTAGAGGATCTTTTTCAGTCCAAATATCTTTTTCAGGATTGAAATCTATGGGTAAAATATCGGACTCAACTTGATCGATTGGTAAGGCTCTTATACGACCTAACATTAAAGGATCTTGGTTATTTATTACATAACCTTGGAAAATCAGTCTTTTATCGTCTATCATATGACCTTTGTTCTTTCTGTATATTCTTTATGTATAACATTATAAGTGTTTTCCAAAGCGTCCAAATGGTGTGTTAACTTAATTATAGATTCTTTGGTGACTTTGTGATCCTCACTTATAAATTCCATGGCAATTTGCAAATCTCTGTTCGATCTGTCTTTATGCTCTTTAATAATTTTAAGAACTTCATTTGCCTTTATTCTTTTATCTTCAATATTAAAAAAACTTTCCATATGCATCTGATGGTGTGGTAACACCTGCTGGTGTTATGGTTAATGGTCCAATACCGATTGCTACTTTACTGTTTTCTTCGATTTCTTTAGCGTTTCCATCAATAATTGCTTTGATTGACGCTAAAAATTCGTTTGGGCTACCATCTGGCATAGGTCCAGTAGGAACTCCTATTTCTTCTAAATTTTCTATAACGTTTAGAAATGCTCTTGTTGGTGAATATCCATCCAAAATTTTTGCCGACAATAATAAAGGAAGTGGTAAATCACCACCCTTGGCAGCTATAGCATCCAATCCTTTTTTTATACCTATATTCAACAATTGTAACAATTCATCTAAAACACTTCTACATTCTCTGAAATCTTTTGCAATTACTAATAGTCCTGGTATAACAGCGGCAATTGCTAATATCATTCGATATTTTTTATTTGATTTCTCTGTACCTATGTCTTCCAATAACAACTTCACTAATGCTTTTATTTCTTTTTTAAGTTCATTGAAAACTTCTTTGGTAAAAATTGCCGTAATCTTAGTCATGAATTCGTTAAAAAATGTTCTGAATTTTTTTTGAAAGTCCTCAATATTAGAAATTTCTTTATAAATAGGTTGATTAAACATTGCGGCAACTGTCATAATAGGTAAAACATTCTTTGGCGATAACACAGAATTAACTAACGCTTTAATAAATTGTTGAAAAAATCCTGCATCTAAAGAAAGTTTAAAAGTGTCATCTGTAGCGGGATAAATAATACCTGAGGCTGCCTCTATTTCATTTACGTCTGTGGTATCTTCGTTGAAAGTTAATTCATCTAAGGCGGTCAAAACCGCCTCAAGGTTAAGAGGAAATTTAATTTTATCACACTCTTCGTATTCGATTACACCTAATTTTATATCAGAAATATTTTGTTCTATAATTCTAAGGTCAATGTTGTTAAATTCATAAAAAGATTCGTCAACATTATCAACCTCAGATATTTTAGAAGACGATCCGACATTAATTTCTTTATTTGAATCAGAACATAATCCTAATATTCTTTGCATAATAATTAAAACTTTTTGTATAGAACTAAGTTTTAAATTTCCGTCACCTCTTCCGAAAGAAATTACTCCTGTAACATAATCTACTAAATTTGTAAAAAATTGTTTATAATCTAAAATGTCAATTGATTCGTAATAATCTGACAACAATTTATCAACGGCCGGTACTCCTAATCTTGTACTTATATCCACTTTAAAAAAACTACCTTGTATTGGTTGTAGAGATATGGGATCAACGTAGCTTTCAACATAGGTTATATCAAAAATACCTTGTTGAGATAGACCTAAATAGTTGTTGTTCGCAACAGCAGAATATGGTTGATTTAGATTTTGAATTCTATTATATAGTTCTCTATTCATCGAAAATGGATATTCGTTGTATGAAATTTCATTTTGTTCATAGAAAAATTTTCCAATTTTGTCGGTCGGCGGTAATTCAAAAGATCCAAATAAATCTACAGACTTAACAGGTACGTAGTATGTTGATGGTATCGTTAAAGTTATGTTACTACATCCTAATGCTTTGATCGCTTCATCGATAATGAGATTTTTTATCTGAGGTTTGATTTTTTTTAAAGAATTGATAAATATTCTTTTGATCAACTTATCTGATTCAACACCAGAACCTTTGAGTTGTTTCAATTGTTTTATTAGTTCATCCAAAAAAGTTTTAGCATTAGCTTCATGTTTTTTTTTCCAAGCCGTGAAATCATTCAAAGGTTTTTTCAAAAAATTGTTACTAGTTTCCTGTGAACTTCCAACCTTTTTTTTTAGGTCTTCATACCCTTTTTTATACTCTTTGTATTTTTTATATACGCCTGATTTATTTTCAGCCTTTTTTAACTCTTCATTTATATCTACTGCCATAAAACATTATTTTTTCATTTTATAATTTGAGTCCGTATTGATATCTTTTTGTAATAAACTTTGGATTGCAAGATCATTCATGTCTATATCTGACAGAGTAAAATCTTCTTCTTTGTCTGTGGATTTTTGCCACATTTGCGCTTGTAATTTTGACAAAGTTAGTTTTTTCTCAACACAATCATTTATGATTTTTTGTTGTTTTTCAATCACAGGACCTATCACAGTCATATCTTCAGGTTCTTTCATCATTGTTAACATTTTGTTTTGTATTCTAATCGCAGTACTTCTTTGTTCTACAAGTTCGTTATAAATTTCTTGCATCAAAGACAACATTGATTCTTTTGATAAATTAATTTCTTTTTTTGTTGGTCGGGGCATAATAATAAATATTAATCTTTAAGTAATTCTTGGATTAAATCATAATACAATTTTTTATATTTTTTAATCAAAGTTCTGATTTCTTTAGTAGAAAGATTTGTCATTTCTCTGAGTTCAAAAAGAATTAAATTTTTATTAAATTTATTGTTTGAGGTGTCATGAAAAATTTGATTGTAATTTTCAAATAGATCGTAAATTGCTGAACCTAATTTATATTCTTGTTCATTGATTTCTTGATTTTCCAAATTATTCTTTAATTTTTCTAAAAACTTTTTAATGATAGTTTCTGAACTCAAGTCATAATTATCAATTGAATAAGACATTTCACTTTTGTTTGATAAATCACTAGAAATATCCTCGTATGATATTTTTCTATTTGTTTCTTTTTGATCTTTCATTATTTGTCCCATCAAATAGTTTTTACAAATAGTTCCGAAATAAGAATATGCCTTTTTTTCTTTTGAAGGTTTAAATTTTTCAATTTTAGTCATCAAAAAAGAATGTGTATCTACGTGTATTTCTTCGTAGTTCATATCCTTCCTATACAATTTATATCTTCTAATAATTGAAGATATCATTTTGTCTAAAGGTACTCTTAAATAATCGTTATAAATTTTGTTTTTTTCATCGTAAGTTTCGGCGACTAAAAAATTTCTAACTGCCGTCTCCTCTCTTTCATCAAAATAATTATTAACTTTTGGTTTTCTACCTTTCTTTTTCTTTTTGTTTATAATTTCAGTTTCATTTACTACTATCAAATTTCTTGTGGTTCATAATTTATATCCCTTTCGTTTTTGAAAAAAAATTCTTTTTTTGCCGTCTCGATCCAAAATCTTGCTTCTTCCTGATCCAATCTGTCGTCACCGTTTTTGTAGTTCCAAAAAATTGATCCTTCTCTTAAGTTAATATGTTTGTAACCAATACGAGGTATTGTCATAATTCGTGCTGAGTAGTGTGTAAGACGTAAAAATAATTCATAACCAAAAGTTAGTTTGATATTGGATTTCAAACCACCAACTTCTTGGTATTTTTGTTTTTTGAAAACCATACCTGATGTCTGAAAATTTTGATAAGTTTGTAATGTTTCGTTGCTCAAAATTCCCATGTCAGTTGATACATTAGCCGCAAAAGTTGCTTCATTAGTAAATCCAGCAAATACCAACTTATCATCAACGTCAACTACTATAGGTAAGAACGCATCTACATCTTTATAAATATTCATATATTTAATTACGTTTTTGAACCAAATATTCGAATATTCGTCATCAAATTCCACGATCGAACACCATTCATTTTTTGCGATTTCAACACCCTTGTTTACTTGTTTCGCAAAATTTGGTTTGGTTGTCCATACTTCTTTGACTACAGTTAGACCACTGAAATCATACTTATCTAAAAAGTTAGTTAAATATTCTTCTGATCCGTGAACGATTATTAGTTCACCTAAAAAATCTCCTTGATTTTTGACAGATTGGATACACTTATCAAAAAATTCTTGAAAGTCGATTGCTTTACCTGATTTAATTGGTAAAATAACTGATATTTTATTTTTGTTGCTCATAATTAAATTGTTTGTAATTTTTCAAGTTGATCTTCAAATGAAGTTATTCTGCTTTCGAACATTTTACTAAAAAGTTCTAAAGTATCCGTTTCAAATTTTTGTGAGTTTGAAATTGAATTAATTGTCGATTCCATGTTAGAAAACAACTCTGGATTTAAATTGTCTTCTAACCAATTTTGAATAAAGTCGGAAAGAACATCAACTATAATTGTTTTATTATTCATCCAAAGCCCATTGTCTTCATTCATCCATGTTGGTACATGATCAGGAACCAAACCTAATACAGGAATTCCCATTTTCATAGATTCTAATGGAAATGTCCCAAAAGAACTTGTTTGATCTATCCAAACAGAAATAAAACTGTCTTTCATTGCTAAGGAGAATTCTTCTTCAGACAGTCCTCTCAAATCTCTAAATGTGATCCATCTATATTGTGGAAATTTAGCATAAAAAGTTTTGATAAGATTTGTTGTATCTCTATGATCACGAGTGTGAATATTTACGACAGTTTTTGGTGGGAATGTATTTTTTTGAAAATTATCGGAAATATAAGGGGAAATTACATCAACTGAAATTTGTCTCATAACACCCTCGATTAATTCTTTTTGTTTTTCTGAAGTTGTAATACATTTGTAAAACCCTAATTGACTCCAAGTTTGACCTGGTTGTAAAGTTTCAAATATGTGATCAAAAGCCTGACATAAAACAACTTTACCACAAGGAAGTTTTGTGATTTGATCCATTATGAATCCATATATTTCAGGAATGATAATTAAATCATCAGGGGAAATTTCTAAACTTGTTCCTTCGATTGCTCTATGTTCTAATTCTAACATATATTCTTCACCTAACCAAGAAGAAACACCAAAATAATCTGG